ATTTTTTGCATAGTCTTTTTTCTGGCAAAGATCGAGACTTAAAGATACAAAGACAACGGGTACTTTATCGGGGGCTTACTGTTTTCTCATAATGAAACGCTATTTAAATAAAACAATAACAATGCTCCAATAAAAGACGGGAAAGGGAACTTTCTCCAAAAAACTGGAAAACTTATAAACAAAGAAAGTTCCGCTTTCCCGTTGCGTTTCACCTTGAGAAGGCAGTGGGTGCATTAACACTCCACACGGGGGTCGGAACTATATGATACCATTGGGCATAAAAAATGCCAACGGCAAAAGTTGGCGAACAATCTCGCCTTCTCAAAATGAAACGCACCACAAAGATGAGAGTTTATTTTGAAATGGCAAAAGAAAAACGGAGATTTTTTTGTTTGCTGTATAATCGAAAACTTTTTATTAATACTTCTACAATCATTTGCTTTAATGAAGTAGATAATGAAGATACTCCAGCTTGTGAATAGAGTAAGTTTTAGATTGTTATTACCTTGTTGAAATTTATGGAACTTTTTTCTGGAACAATACAATTATCAGAGAATATCATATACTCTTGCCCTTTTCCAACTGTAGCCGCACTATAATTTAGAGAATATTCGTACATTCGGAATTTTAAATAAAGGTCAAGAATAAAATCTTCTTTATCATAAGTTACCACCCACTTTATATTTTCTAATCCTGCGATTGCATTATAAATATCTCTATGGTCTTGGTCATCATAATAATTCATATAGAGACCCTTACCTTTTTTGTAGTAAGGTGGATCAAAGTAAAACAAGGAATTATTTGGTAGATTACTCTGTAGATTATGAATTAACTCTACTGCATCTAAATTATGCAATTCAATTTTGTCTTTATATAAAGCTATTAATTTAATACGTTTTTTCAAATCATCAGAATTATAACGAGCATCAATTAAATAATTCCCAGTTTGATTAAGCCCACCGATAACTCCCCCTTTTATAATACCGGAACGATTTGTCCTATTTAAAAAGAAAGTCGAAAATCCTAAAGATAATAGTTCGGCATTAGTTTTGTTTTTTTGAATTTCTCTTTGTTCATACCAAGTATCAATCGTGATAGGAGTATTTTCTATTAGCTGGCAGAATTCATCTGTATAATTTAAAATAGAATACCAAAAAGCAAATAATGAGCGATCTTTATCATTTATAATAATTTGATTGGCAACCCCGTTAATTAACAAAGAAAGAGCTATGGAACCTCCGCCAACATAGGGTTCTATATAGGTTCCCCCTATTAAATTATTTGCAACAAATAATTCAGAAAAGAAAGAAGATATCTTTCCTTTTCCTCCAGGGTATCTAAGTGGCGAGTAACGCATCATATAATTATTCTGATTCTATTTGAGACCACAAAGTTACCATAAAATCCTGAATATTATCCCAAGTTGTTTGAATATCTATTGGCACAGGGGAAAGTTTGTTACTATGTACATAAGCATTCATTGTATCCACTCCCCAAATAGAATTACGTTCTTTGGTTAATAATTTTACAGCTTTTAATATTGTTTCATCTGCAATTTTCTCTTTATATAAGTATTGACTAGCATCATTAACCTTCTGATACAAACTTCTTGAAGAATTGGAAGCCGAAATTTCTCCTTCTTTAAGTAATCCTTTTTTTTCAATGAAAGTATCTACACTTAATTCTAAAAAAACTCTCAAAGTGACAGCTGCACAATTAACAAAACTTCGAACATCTATTTTTTTCAATTCATCATAAATTTTATTTGCTTTTGGATTGGAAATCCTAATAATACAATTATTGGGTATAAGAGTTTTACGTTGGGTCGGAATAGACTTCTTTAAATGTCCCTTAGAATGCAAATCACTTCCCTCATTCTTTGCTGTATTATCTTCTTCTTCCAAATTAGGAATTTGTTCTAATGGATTATCCAACCTCCAAACTTCTCCTATTGTCTTATTCTTATCAGGCAGTTTTTCTCCTAAGCCTTGAATATAATCTTTTCTTTGCTTGGCATTATATATAGAACTAACCTTAAAATCTTTATCAGACAAATCTAAAATAATTTGCCCTAAGGCCTTAGCTATTTCTTCTTCTTCAAGATTAGAACTTAATTTAGAATTTATATACTTTAAACCCAAAATTTCCCGAACACTTTTATCTCCTAATAAACGAGCAAAATTTGTGAGTTTAATGTTTTCGGAAGCCCTCTTTACTTCTTCTTGTACGAAAGGAGATGTTCGTATGAAATCAATAGCTTGTATTTCTACAGACTTATTTTTTCCATGTTTTATATCAAATCTCTGTACTTGCTCTGGTTTCCACTCAACTATACCAACTCCATTCTGTTCTCCTGTATGTTCTAATCGAACCCATTTATCTGCCTCTTCTACATCATCATAAATATAGCACATTATTTTTCTAATCGGAGTTTCCATAAATCTTTCATGCAGCTTAAAAAAACGATTCTTTAATGAAGCATGTTTTTTAGAATCAATTAACTTAGGGTTAGCCATCAATTTTAATGCTGTGGTTCTTCTGTTTCCTTCCTTTACAAGAAATTTCTTGTTAGATTTCTTTGATGGCATAACATAAAATGGCTTGGGAGACAACCCATTCTCTAAAATATGTATCGCAATATAATAAATTTTGTCTCCTAATTTTGTTAGCATTATGTCTATAGCCTGCTTTTCATTCTCAACAGACTCAAAACGATCATTATCTGGATTTATAATTAAATTAGAAATACTGATAGATTTGTATTTTTTGTTTGTCATAATATTAAATGGCGAATCCTTCACTATAGTGCGCCTACAGGAATGAATAAACCTGAACCCAATCTTATGGGTTACACTATGGAAAAGGATTCATTTAATTCATTTTTTGGCGTTGCTAAAATAGTGATTTTATCAAACTTAACAAAATAAAAAAACTTTTTATTCTAAATTTAATTCATGATTATTTGAATAATGAAATAAAAAAGGCTTCCAACCCGTGGAAGCCCCTCTGTCATTAAAAACCTTACGGCCTCGCGATAGACCGAGAAGTATCTTTCATTATGTCGCCAAGCTCAGATAGAGCTAAAGATAGAGTATTCAGTTCATCAGCGGTGAAGTTGGCTGGTTTGCCGTTTACCGCACTTCCGTTAATCCGTTGATATAGCCATTGGCGTGTTCTGCCAAAATAGTGCTGGGCAATATACGACATAGAAGCGAAAGGCAATACTTTTTCTAAGGTCTGCCTGATTTCTACTGTTTTCACAATGGCTTGGGCTTCATTGATTGATTGCCTGGCACCATCTTGGAATGCTTGCGCAAACGCTTTTTTATCTTCCGGTGAAAGCGTCTGCAGAAAAGCCCTGAAACGTTTTTTATGGTCGGCCAATTCCTCCGGAGTATTGCATTTTACATATTCCGACTTCCATTTTCCCAATTCTTTCTGTACGTCCATAAGCCTAAAAATTATATGTTAGAGAAAAAGTAGCCCCCTCAAGGAGGGCTACCGTTTTCATTCAGCTTGTCTTGTGCATCATTCAAGTCATCGAGACAATCATTGATGCCTTCCTCAAGCTCCTCATCGGAAATCCAATCAGTATTCTGAATGTCATCCCAATAGAGGGAAAAGAAGCTGAGGTCTTTTTTCGCAGCTTCAATCCGAGCCTTTAGCTCTTCTTCTTCAGTCATAAAAAGATCGCGATTCTTAATGACAGTGCAAACATAATAACCTTTTGGTAATTACGCAAGGGAAAAAGGAGTTATTTTTGAGAGGCAGATGTCTTTTTAACATTATTATTCTATCCGGTAAAAAGTTCCCTTCAGTACCTTGCTTAATCCATCAACATCTATTTCCGTCTCAATCTTCTCGCACAAATACTGCTTGTTGCCTATAAGAAACACCTTATTCACATCTGGCAGCTTATTGGCTTGGAACTGGATTGTGTAAGGGATATTGGAGTGAAACAGACTGAGTGTCGACAACCGATGTCCGACACTGTCCGGACAAACATCGTTCAAGCTTAGGGAATACGGAAGGAAGTCCGTGAGCTGTGCTCCGGTCTTCTGCTGGTAGTCCGTAAAAGGATAGGCATAATCATAGGCATGTGTCTGACCGCTGTAAGTTACGTTCTGCCGGTTGAACTTACCGGTATTGACAGCCACTTCCATGTGCCCGTTTTTTTCCTGCTTCTCCTTCAGCTCCACGTCACCGTTTATGGCTTCCTGGACATTGAAGCGCTCCTGCTTGGCAACAGTAGCCTGGTAGCCCACCGCGGGTATGTTCAATACCATGGAGGTGTACGGACGGGACAAATCGTAATCAGCTACAGAGCCATACACACCGACATTGAACTGAATAATTTTAGCCGGGACGATTCCGAGTGAGGTCTCTACATCGGACGATTCCGGGTCACGGATTAAATCCGCATACAAATTGACTTCACGCAGCGTATTCTTATCATTTTCATTGTAGTTGATATAATACCGTTTACCAACAATAAAGATTGTACTTTTCTTGTCACCGTCACCCATTCCGTTGTATGCGGTCAGCATTGCATCGTAAGAATCATATTCTTGTTTGTATGCAGCCTCTATGATGTCCCTTTCAATTCGCAGATAGCCGTCATCCGTATGGGAAGGCAGATTGTAGCCCACATTGCCAGTGCTCAAGTCTTTCTCATTCTTTTCATCTTCAATATCCACAGTGAACTCCCGTAGCAGGGAGGATGCAGGAATTATCTCCTTTCCGGATTCTGTAAAATAATCGTTAAGCCCTACGAGGCTCACTACTTTGGTGCGTTCGTTGACCACTGTAACCGCACAAAGGAATTTCTCCAGTTCATCAAAGAATTCGGAAACAGTCCAGTGCGGCAATGCGGCGGCCACCCGGTTGCTGCTTACCGCGCTGCATACATAAACGTTCCGCAAGAAATTGTTATCAAAGAAGGAGGTATCGAACCTATAGCCAAAATGCCCCACTATTCTCTTGATGACTGTCAAAAGGTATGGTTGTACACATCGACGGCCATAATAGGGGCAAAGGGTAAAATTGTTCGTGCCGAACTCATAGATTGCATCGTTCTGAAGGTTCTCCCATTTGGCTTCTTGATAGAACACCGGCAACCATACAGCTTCAATGTCGTCCACCGAACCGTAGTAGTTCACCATATTGGCAGGTGGCTGGAAACGGTTCTGATTGTTGTTCGGCCAACTGATTGTACCTAAATCAAGTTCGTCAATATACAGATCATCATTCGTCAGCAGATTAAATTCCGCATTACCCGATACGAGCTGTACCTTAACCAGTGCATCTTCTACTGAGAGTAAAACCGCACTGCCGTAAAGCAGGCATCTGGCGTCAACGATGAGTGTGGCCGGAAGGATAGTCTTTTTTTTCGTCACATCCAGTCTGTTCACGTGCTTGAATATGGCATGATTGGCAGGCATGGGGAGTTCTATGTCCAAGGAGTAATTGGAACTGCGGGTGAAATACGGATTCTCGGAGGTGAACGTAATGTTGAACCCTTCAGGAAGGGCGGCCAATTGCCCGTCAATGTATAATTCTGTCATTGCTTGTTGCGTGATTTATTGTTGTTCAACTTCTGATATTCTTTTTGTGCCTGGTTGATACCCCGTTTGCCGGTAACATAAGTTTCCGCTACCAAAGGGGCATCCAGCCTGTTTTTAAGCTTCCGCAATACGCGGGTACATTCTATCAGCATCGCCACCATAGCCGGGTCATTGGTCGTCGTTGTGGCGCTGGCAGCAGGTGCTTTGGCTGGTACGGTACGTGTACTCTTTCCGGAACCTGCTACAGCCGCTATGTCTTCAGCTGTCAGATTACCAACATTACCGCTACGCTGTGCCACGTCAATGGCGTCGAATATCGGTCGCAGATTCGGGTTGGCCACAGCAAAACGGTTGGCGACGAATTCGTTGGAATGCACGATACCTTGCGGCTGGTCCCAGTTACCGGGACTGGTATAACCACCAGTGTAGAAATTGCCGACCATCCCTTTTACTACAGCAAAAGCCGTTTTGATGGCAGCTACTTGGGCAGCTGCTTTAGCGGCACCGATAAAGGAAAATGGAGCTGTTGCCGCCAAATTTTTTGCGGTGATTTCCAGTATGGAGATTTCAATAACACGTTCCAAAGCATCCAGTGCCATCATAATGGTTTCACGTAAGAAATTCTTCAGCGAAAGTTCGCCAGTGGCAATCATTTCACCAATCGTTTCTCCGAAGTCGGAAGCGATATCCGTCACCAGAGAGGCATATTGCCTATGCATTTTCATGGTTTTGTCGTATTTCTCTTTCTCGGCATCGGTCTGGGCTTCGGCCTGCTCCTTCTGTATCTCCGTACGTTGTTCCTCAGTCAGTTGGTAGTTGTGAAGCAAATCATTCCAATACCGTTTCCGAATCTCGTTCACCTCCTGGGAGAAATCCTCCTCGGAAGTCAGGTTCCTATAATGATAGGAAGCTGCTTCTTCCAATTCGATACGGAGTTGTTTCTGACGAACTGAAAGGCGTTCTTTGGCAATCTTGTCTGATGCTTTCTGACGCTCCTTTTCTGTCTTTTCATCCTGTTTTTTACATTCTTCATTGAACTTGATTTGTGCCTCCAGCATCTTTACCTGCAACTTCTCACGTTCATGCGGCTCCAGCCCCATTATCGCCAATTTCTCATCCAAAGTCTTTTTCTCCAAATCTATCTGAAGGGCAGTATATCCCTCGTTAGTCTGGATTTCTCCCTCAAGATAAAGCTTCTGGAGATGGGTGAGCTGTTGCATGTGGTTAGTCTCTATATCCTCCAATTCCTTGCTGACACGTTTTTTCCGCTCTTCTTCAGATTCAGAACCTCCACCACTGCCACCGTTTCCGGTAATTGTTGGAGAATCTGGAGTAATAGTCTTGTATTTATCGTTGATGGCAAGCAACTGGGAGGTATAATCCTGCATCATCTGTTCGTAATACCGAACGTTATCGTCAAGACGTTTTTTCTGGGTAGCCCATACGCGGTATGCAGTGGGTGATATCCCGTTGACTGTTGCAAGTTCCTCAACGGACTTGTCCATATTGATGGGGTCATTTATCTCCCATTCGAGATTTTTAAATTTCATGGCATCGGAACCGTTCTCCTGAATCCATTCTGACCTTTGTGCCAGGGCTTCTTGTAATTTGGCATTGGCCGCTTGCTGTTTGGCTGTGAGCAACAGCTTTTCTACATAACCGTCCAGCGCTTGCGTGTTGTTGTTGATAAGCACCCCCTCTTCCGTCAATGAAGCATGATATTCCGGAACAATGGACTGAATATCTTCTAATGCAGCCTTCCGTTTTTCATATGGTTCTTTAGAATCCTCAAGTACTTTCCGTAAAGCATCCAGCTTATTTTTTTCTTCGCTAATGCTTTTTTCAGCCTCTCTATTCATAACCACCAGTTCCTTTTGCCTACGTGCTGCAGCAGAAGTACGCTGAGCGTAGATATACAGTCCTGTTGCTGCGGCTGCAACGGTTGTGGCAATAGCACCAAAAGGATTTAATCCTAATCGATCTAAATTAGGATGAC